ATACCATACTTGTGTAATATGAACTCTTGCACAAGCGGCTCCTGTATGTGAATTCGCGGTTAAAGCTGAGACATCTACTTTTGCTACAGATGCTTCACCTGAACCATCAGAGATGTTTGTAAATTTCATTACCGCGGTTCTATCACCATCTGATAATGTTTGACTTGTTACTGCGTCTGCCATTTTTTCCTCCTGTTAGAGAGAGGGAGCCGAAGCTCCCGCTCTATTAAAGTTTATTTATTATTCGTAAACGTGTCTACTAATTGCTGTGTAGTGTACGTTAAGTACTGCTGCTGCAGCGTCTCCGTTCTCTATTCCAATGTACGGAATTAAATTCACATCATTGGTTAAAGCCGCAGATTTAGCAGCTGCTTTACCTGGTTGTACCGCTGTTACCGCTGTACCACCTGTGCTGCCTGAAGTAGTTGTTACATTGTATTGAATACCATTTACAAAAATTGTCGCTTTTCTATCTGAATCAATTTTAATTTTGAAATGATAAGGTGTATTTGCTGCAACAGTAATTGGTAGTATACTGATATAATCAGTTCCACCTATGCTGTGAACAAAGTTCCATTTTGTAGCGGAAGTTAATGATTCACCGTTAGTAGCATCAGTTGCAAACTTAAAGAACGCTTGATCATCATCAGTTGCAACTAATTGATCATTAGTTAATTTTAAGCCAGCCCAAACTTTTTCGTTGTCAGTTTGCGCAATCTGAATTGAACATTCCCACTCTACTTGGTTTTCAGTTCCCCATTTAGTTCCGCTCCAAGCTGTTTGGTTTGTATCTAAATGTGGCAACAAAAGAGCTTGGTCTTGATCAGCCGTTGCTGTTGTCATTAAAATACCTGCTGAAGTTGCCGCGAAAGTAGTCAAAGCAGTAGTGTAGTTAGTACCTAATGTTTCAAAGTCTTTGTTAGCAATTACGTATGCTGCTAGAGCTGAAGCTGAATCCGCATCAGGGTCTATGATAGCAACCGCATTAAGACCTGGTTTTTTTTTGAAGTTTTCTTCTAAATAGTATCTTCGTGCATCCTTTGCAGGCGTACCAAAAGTTCTATCGTGCACTACACCAGTTGTAGCGGTTTTACTTATTAATTTAAATCCGTTCTCCGATCTTACCGGTCCCGAAAAAGTTGTGTTAGCCATAATATTCCTCCTAGAATATAATAAATGTAGTCCCTAGGGGATAGTCGACTATACGCGTCTACATTTAAATTTATTTAAAATTTGTATAGTGGTGAATTTATATGTTATTTTTTGATTGAGTGCAAGAGATCCCTGCATAAAAGTACGTTTTCAGCGATGTGGCGTTTATCTAAGTTGCCACAGAAACTTGGGCAGCTGAATCACTGATTTTGTTTTCTCTATCAGCAACTTTAAATTCTTCAGCTTTGATCTGAGTGATGATACTTCTAATTTTCTCATCAATGTCGACCATATTAAGAGTATATTTTCCGTGTTGATTATACTCATACTGCCACCCTAACTCCAAGGACCTCTTTTGTTTGTATAGGTCTTCGGTCATTACTAACCTCCTCATAGGTTATTCTACGGGGAGTGTCTCTAAACATTCCCGTTGATTCCCACTTTATACTCTTTTCTCCTAATTTGTCAAGGATAGATTGTTCAATAGATTCACGATTATCTCCCGCTAAAACTTCAAATTTAGCGTGATAGTCATAAGCCCATATCTGTACTAGGAATTTTTTAAGCATTTCTTACCTTATTTGCAAAATGTGGCGGAACTATGTCCCGCCACAAATTTATTTTGGATTACGCACCCTCTACACCGAAGATACCTCTATAGTCGGATACTCCAAACGAGTATCTTTCTCTAGCTTTGTATCTAACGTTGCCAGTATCAAAATCACCTTCCATAGCAGTTTTTAAAGCTGCTCTTTGGAACATTTTCATACCGTTAGGGACATCAGTAATGATGTACCAACTATCTGTATCAGTTAAGAAATTGTTCACTCTATAACCTTGAGGAACCATTCCCATTGATGCTACAGCGTTGATATCATTATCTGCTGTTCCAGTTCTGCCTGGAGATTTCATCAATCTCTCAGCATTGAACTGATTAGCTGAAGGAATAACCATTTTCATTCCTCTTGCTGCGACTCTTATTCCACGTTCATCCGTCATGCCAGCAATGTCAATCAATGCTTGCTCTAATGATGTTTCGTTTAAGTCTGCTTGCGTTGTTAAAGTATTTTTAACTGCTGTTCCACTAACCGTTGAGTGATTAGTTGAGAACAAAGATACAGCATCACCAGAATCAAAATTATCCGTTGAAGGAAGACCTTGAATCAAAGGTGTTACTGCTTTTACTTGTTTCGCATTAGACATAGATCTTGCTAAAGCTTTTGTATATCTAGACGCAAGTCTGTCATACAAATTATCTTCAATCGCTTCTTCAGTGATTGAAAAAGCTAAAGCAATTGTGTCGTGTGTGTAACGTGCAGTGTAAGTTTCTTGTGCTTCATCGTAAGAAATACCAGATCCTTCCACTTTAACGTTTGCGTTTGCAAAACCACTTAACATTACTTCCTCTTCGAAAGCTCTGTCAGATGATTCTGTTGTATAAATTTCAGCGTGCTGATTTTCATACTGTTTGTACTCCAGACCGAATAGTGCATTCAGGCCTGGCTCTAACTCTTTAACGAGTTGTGCTCTTGATATTGCCATTATATGCTCCTATGTTCCAGATCCGACAAATTCGGACAAGTTCTGAACAACTTCTACTGAGCAATAAGCTGCTGTAAGGTCGTTGTTTTCAACTTCCTCAGCACTTCTTAATAATCTCCAAGAATGTGTTGTTGCATGTGTTTGTCCGATTTCAAGCGTGCATGTTGATTTACCTGTTGTCGTGCTTCCGCCTGTATTGGCGTTAACAGAAAACGTTTCCATAAATTTCACGTGAGCAGCAGGAACATCTGCAGCTACTGCAGTGTCCGATGCTATTGTGTATTTTTGGAAAGGATAATCATTAACAAACGCTTGTGTGTCTTCACTGTTTGCTGGAGTAATTGTTGCGTCATACCAATGCGCCCAAGTGGGTTTATTAGTAGAAGCTGCTGTATAGTAGATTCCGAACAGTACACCCATCGTCGTAACGGTAGTTGCACTTTCACCAGTAATCATATAACCGCCTGTCGATTTCATCGCCATGCCGTTAAAAAGATCAACTGTTGCTGCAGAATCAATCCAGTACTGAGATAGACCTTGAGTCGCAGGTGTATTACCTAACGTTCCACTTGGTCTAAACCCAAAACCGGCTGAGTTTCTATTAGCCATGTTTTACTCCTTAATGTTTACATAAATGTAAACGGGTTGATTTAAATCGATAGTTTAAGAAATATTATTTCTTTGTACCACCGAAGGTTACGCGAGACTGCCTGTCAACATTGATAGGCATACTCTTATGCTCTTCCCTCATTAAATCGTTTTCAACCGCTTCGTTCTGACCTTCTGCTTGTTTAGCAAAATATTCAGTTCGAGACTTCGCAATTTCTTCGGGTACCCTTGCGAGTACAAGGCCACCAACCCCGATAATCCCCTTGTATTTTCCTTCAGTGACTACAGGATAATCTTGATCTTTATATTCATCGGCTCTCACCAATTCATAACCGGATCTTAATCTTCCAGAGATATTTTTAGAATCTTGAAATCCTAAACTCTCTGCCCGTATCCATCTGTGCCTGAATCCATCAGGTGCAGGGGGTGCATCTAGAGAAGATGGAGGAGCCCACACTTTTGGTCTTTCAGTATTTGACCGTGTTTGGCTCGCACGAGAAGTTTCTTTTGTTTCTTTTTTCATATGCTTATGCTCCTTCCGTGAGTTTTATTTGTTTTGCATACTCTTCGAGTGGCACACCTAATTTTTTAGCTATTGCTACCTGTGAAGATGTGAGTCTCACAGTTGTGCGTCCAGGTCTTACACTTCTCTGAGCTGAAGCAACCAACTGATTGGTCTTGGACGTTTGCTCTACATCACCACCTATAGCAAATTTATGCGGGAAGTCAACTTTTATTCTTTTATTAACTTCAGAATAATAGTTATCCGATTTAGGGTCAAATCCCTCATTTACAAGATCCTTGTGAATTTCAAAGGCAGTAAAGGTCATGGCTCGATCTTTGCCAAACCATGTGTTTTTACTAGCCCAAGCTTCTGCTTGAGGATCAGGTTCCGGTAAACTTTGCGGAGTTTGCTGTGGTAATCTTCCACCGTCTGATAGTTGTACAGGTTCCTGTTCAACTGGTTTATTTGCTTTGGCTTGCTCTAATTTAGCATTATCAAAGGCTAATGTTGCAATCCGTTTATTAGCTTCAACTTGAGCTGCTGCATCTCCAGATTCAATAGCGCCTGCTAATTCTTTTTGAGCAGATTCCATTCCTGTTTTTACATTTTTCTCAAATCTAGACCAATAATCAGTATCCATTTTTTTAAATGTATGCTGATCTTCTTTTCTTTGTACTTCTAAAGCTTGAGCATATTCAACAGCAGCGCCTTCTCTACGTTCTGCTTCTCTCATTTTTCTTGTGAGTTTAGCAATACGTGATTGAACACCTTTACTGTATTCCTCTAACTTAGAATCATCTTCTTTAACTGGTTCTTCTTTTACTTCTTCTTCTTTAACTTCTTTTACTGTTTCTTCTTCCTTGGTTTCTACTACTTCTTCTTCTTTTACTTCCTCTGGTAAAGTTACATCGACTTCAGGTCCTGAAGTATCTAAATCTACTTTTGGGTTTTCTTGTTTTATTTTATTTTCCTCTGGCATAGTTTCCTTCCTATGGTTAATATTTGTGCAGGATATCTGTTGGATCCTGTACAGTTGCTAAAATTTCATCTTCATTTAAAAGACGAACCTCTCCACCTTCAATTTCTATACGTGATCCTGCATAACGTGCAAAGACCACCCAATCACCAACCTTGCACCACGGACCGTTTGGATATCTCTCTTTATCCCTATAACAAGCGTCTCCCATCGCAAGTACACTTCCGCATTGCGATGCAACTTGTTGTCGGTCTATAGTTTCATCTCCTAGTAAGATTCCGCCTTTAGTTTTTTCATCCATTCTAAATGGTAAAACTAGCATTCTCCAACCAGTAGGTTTGGGTAATTTTGTTTTTTCTTTTGTGACTTCTTTTTGTTCTTCTGATCTTTTTAAACCAACTAAATCCTTATTTGGTAACTGTATTTTTTGTGTTGATGTCGACGACTGTTCCTTCATTTTGCTCCTTCTCATTAAGCAGGTTAGAGATTTCCTGTTTAGTTGCCTCTAAGGCATTTATTTGTCCTATTATATACTTGTATGTTTCCATACTGTCAACCCCTCCGGACGTTACCGAGATTGCTAATTGGTGTATTCTTTTATCTAGATTTCTTTGAAGTTTATAGATTACGTTTTCTAAATCCATTAAATTAAATCTTTATAGTATTCTTCGTAGCTTTCATTTGAAACAGGTACACCTGCTAAATCACTTTTAATGTGTGATCCAATATATTTTTCCTTTGGAGGAAGAACAAGCTCTACTTTAAACTTATCAAAATCTTCAGGATGAATAGTTTTAGCTTTACTTCCAACAGGTTTTCTAGAATTACCAACAGTGGGTCTATATCTTGGGTTTACCATTATTTTAAAAAATCCTTTGGAGGATAGTAATGTTTTACTAAATTTTTAGTTTTGTCTACTGATTTTTTTAATTTTTTAAGACTTTTCTCTGTTTTAGAGAAAGTTCTACCTAAATGAAATTTAGCTGATTCTAGTTTTGCTTTAGCTGCATCTAATTTAACTTTGCTTATTGTTTTTTGACCTTTAAATTTTTTACCAGGTTTAACTCCTTTAATAGCTTTTAAACCTGCTGCACCTGCTCTTATCCAAAATCCA